AAAACGTACTCAGCGGGTAATCTGCCGGCGCCTTTGATGCTCATTTCATAGGGCTGGTAATGCCAAAGCTGGGCACTATCCCCTTGCTTCTGAATTTCCATGAATGAGTTTCCCGTTAGAAGATACCAAGAAGCGGCGGCGGTTCTGAACTCTACACCGCCTTCATCGGGGTTCGGTCTATTTAAGAGTTCAGCTACAGGGTGTCCTTCTTGGATGACGCCCTCAGCGTCTTTAACGTAAAGGGGAACCTTCGCAAAGTTCTGGGCGATTAGGCTAATGCACCTGTAAATTGTTGGGTTGCAGGCATAGCCTTCTTTGGCATACGCCCCCCAGTCCTTCATGGCGTATTCATGCTGACCATTCACAACGACATGAGCTTCGCCTATGCTGGCCTTGGTTTCAACTGGTTGTGATTTACGATTGAAGGGCCACATAGGAGCAGACGAAGGAAAACACCTGTAATTTTAGGATTTACAGGGCGTCCGTCTATTTGGCATATCCATCAGAGGCCCACCCCTTACCCTTAAAATGCGAAGACACTGGGGCAATCCACCTCTTCATAGGCGCTAGGCATTTCGAGCAGGTCATCTCCGGGGTGTAGGTTATCGAGTGGGTTCGCTCGATAATTTCCTCACATTTGGGGCATTGATAATCGTATTTAGGCATCTAAATATTCTATCAAGCCCTTGACCATCACAAACCGGAAGACAACATGGCATTCCATGAAGTTTAGGTTTTGCGTTGCATGTCTATCTGAAAAAGATTTGCACCATCATCACCTAGTGCCAAAGGTTAGGGGAGGCTCCGACGACGAGCGGAATTTAATAACCTTATGTCAAGCCTGCCATGCGCTGATCCACCAGACTAAAGAGTGGACGAACCATAACGCCTTAACTAGGGAGGGCATGAGGAGGGCTAAGGAGAACAATGCAGTGTATACCAACTCCGTCTACGGGTTCGATGTAAAAGATGGCAAGATGGTCAGGAACAAAAAAGAGCAGGCCACTTTACGCATGATGAAAAAATGGGAAAAGCAGGGCTGGGGGTGGCAGAGAATGGCGACCGAACTGAATAACTTAGGAATTAAAACTAAGAAGGGCGGCGAGTGGCCTCGCTCCACGATTAGGCGAATGATGATAAGGATTTCTAAAGAGAGCCAAAAGAAATCTTAGGCGCTCGGTTCACAAGCAGGTCAGTTAAAGCCCACACCAGAGCGTCCACCCTGTCAGGCGAATCCCCAACACCCGGCACCCATTCAAGCATCTGGCTCTCTAACTCTTCTAGCCCCGGCTCATGGGTAATCTTCCCTTGCTCATATAACGCCGCCACTGGTTCCGCTCTAACGTGCTTACCACGTGTAGCCCTCACCTGCTCGATGTTCATATTCTGGTGATGGTTCTTAAGGTTCGACTCCACTAGGTCGCCACCTTGGTTAGTCTCAGCCACCACCACATCGGCTCGGTGTAGGTCGTAGGCGTCTGCTACCTTTTGCGCCCATTCGCTAGGTTTGTATTTCCCTGTGTAGTCTGCTATCACGTGGGCTTGGTCGTCCCCAATCATGCCCACCACCACGATACCCGTTTCGTCGCTTTCCTCTTTTGATGTTACCGCAGGGTCTACACCTATCACGATGCGCCCGAAGTCCTCGCGGGTCTGCTTGATGTTCTCCAGCATGTCGTAGGACCAAAGTGCGCCCTCTACGTCTACCGTAAACTCACCGTACAAAAAACGCTGTCTAAGGCGATCGGGGAGATTCTCTAGGCGCTTAATATAGCTCTCCGGCAGATTTTCCTTAACGTCAATGGGGTTAATCCTCATAGCGATGCGACCGGGAACCTTTCCCTCGTCTGTGATGTACCGCTTATAAGACCAGTGTTTCTTAGATGGTGGGTTCATGTCCGTGAGTAGGAGATGCCTGCCCGGTATCTTCTGGCGAAGCCTAGAGCTTATGAGTTCGATATTATTTTCGTCTTGGATTTCAGAGCACTCGTTTATGTAGACGGTGGCAAACTCTGTACCGAGGTGTTTTTCAATTCGCTCTTTGTCATCCAAGCCCCCGAAATAGAGCTGTGAGCCGTTAGGTAAAATCATATCCCACGACCCGCCCGATTTATTAGTCTCCATAGCGTCCTTAAGCTCTGGGAACTCGACGTCGATTAAGGCCTCTGCGGATTTCCATAGAGTCGTCTTAACGTGCTCGAATCGTTGACGAAAACAGCCGTGTAGAGAGCCCGGCCATTCTAAAGCCCTTATTAGGCATATATCTAACCACGTCCAAGTCTTGCCAGACCCGGCGCCGCCGTATAGCATAAAATCCTCGTTACCCCCTAGAAGGTCGAAGATCCTGTCGTGGACCTCTAACCAGTTAGCAGGCACTAGAGGGCGTTGTCTCTAGCCTTCTTGTAGGGACTAACCGTAATGCCAGCTTGAATATTTTGCTCTGACTTATCCCGCCAGTTAAAGCGGTTCTTCATGTTGAAAATCCAAGTGGTGGCGTTAAAGCTTTCGCCTTTCTCTGTCATAAGGTTATTTTGAGCCACATCTTCCCACCATTCTTGACAGTATGTCCTAGCTTCTTTTATGGTTTCAGAAAACAGGGGCTCTTCTGCTAGTAGCCTCTCCCATGTTTCGTGACATATGCCCCCAAGATAGGAACGCATTTTAACGTCTGATCCTCCAGCTTTTCCGATAGCTAAGATAGCTTTCTGCCATCCTTCTGGAAAGTCATCAAGTGTTATTTTTGGTCGTCCTCCGGGCATGACTCTATTCTACAATCACATGTTCATCTGTCAGATAATAAGAAAACCAGATGCAGACATTAGACCCCATCCATGGATCCAAAGTTTCTTCTAAGTCGCTACAGTGATCTCCAAGCCACTCGCTTAAATTCGGATTATTTTTACTGCACCAGCAAAAAAGAGACTCTAAAGTTTTATCTAATCCATCTTCAATTATGCCATCGTAAGCATGGCCAAGCTGGCTCCAGACCCAAACAGGTATCTCTAGATCAGGGTTCATATTTTGGTGGCTCCACTCTCTTTAATTGCCCCGGCATAAATCGCCATTTCCATAATGCACCGTCAAAGAATTTAACAACTTTCTCCCATGCCTTCTCTGTTCTAAGGCTGGCCGCCCTCATGTCATCCATGGCAGAGTCATAGCCATGCATATAACCCCTTCGAAAATCTAGCTCTGAGCAATGAATTTTCAAAGGGTCAGGGCTAGGTATATCTGAAAAGAGAACTGGCTTTATTTTGCTTTTTTCCATGTTGCCCTCTAAAAGTTAATCAACCAACGACCACCGGGGGACATCATTCTCATCCTACCCGGTGATCTTTTTGGAGACAGGGCCACATGATAGGGATGCCCTCTAATCCATCAAGGAAAATCTTCTGTTTCGTCTTCATCCTCTTCTTCAAAATCAGCCTCCCATTGAAGAAGCTCTTCGTCTGTTGGTTCCCAGTTGGAAGTGTTGTAGAGATATGAAGTAAATTCTTCCATCTCATTTTCGTAGATTTCTTGGAGGTGTTCATAGTCTAGTTCTGAGACTATAAAATATCGTTCTCCATCGTCAAAGCCGTGTGCAAACAGGTAGCAGAGCCCTTTTGCCCTCATGCGGTCCTGTAATACGCCTATGATTTCTTCGTCGGTCATCATGTCTAGGGGTGACATTGAATCACTCATCGGCGCTCCACTTTGAAAGATTGGCCACAAACTCTTGAANNCTTGAACGTCTTGGACGCACGTTGCGACTAGGGTGTGCCCTTGTGCCTCACCTATTTTCTTGAGGTGGTATTCTTGGAGTGGTCTTGGTTCGTGTCCGGGTCGCTTGACCTCAATCCCCACGAATAGCCCGTACACGCAACAAACGATGTCAGGAGTACCTGCCTTTCCAGCTTTGACAACATTGACGACATAGGCCCCAAGGCTTTCAAGGTAGCTGATGATTGCACGTTGTATTCTACTTTCTAGCACTACCTGACCCACTCTGGTAATTCATCAGGAACATTCTTGCAGTTATGAAAAAACCAGCCGTCAGCTATGGGCATCGGTTCAGCCCACTCATATTCTATACCCAGGTCCCTCATGCATTGCTGGGCATGTAGTCCTATCGGGGCGTCAATTAAACAAAATTTAAGCCTTTTCAACTCCTTTGGCATTTCTATATCTCCTCAAGTTAAAGTTCTGTTTTTGGCTGATGGTATCATACGCGACTTCATCCACCCCGCCATCATGTAACAAGACGGCCACCAAAGCCTTGCGCTTCCTATCGAATTTCAGTTGCCTATCAAGCACCTGTGACCATACGGCCCCCGACCACGGCATTGAGTAAAATAAACAGCAACCAGAAATCCAAGAAAGGTCTACCCCCATGGAGTAGCTTGTCGTTGAGAGAACGGCAAACCGCGCATCCCCGTTCTTAAACTCCTCTAGGTCTTCAGTGGCTAGGCCTCCCAACACGCCTATAATTTCTTCGTCTGTTAGAAGGTCAAGTTCGGTCATTCTAATATTTTGGCGAGGCTTGGGCAAAATCCTAAGATTGACCAATCATCTCCTTGAACCCCTCAATCGCTTCCTTTGCCCCCTTAGCGGTGACAACATAGTGACCGCGATCCTTCAATTCCTTATGAACTATCTTTTGGTCATCCCTTAAAACACCTCCCTTCCTTCGCTTCATTTCAATCCAAACCACAAAGCCACACTCCATCACAACTTGAAGATCAGGCATCCCAGAAATGGCCCCCATGTCCTTTCTCATTTCTTGATGGTTAGGGATGTGAAATACAAAATACCCCCTTTTCGTAAGCCAATTTACAACGGCTTTCTGTTCGTCAGATTCGTAGGGCTGTTTCATGCTATCCAAGGTCCAAAGCCAGTTTGAGCAATTTCTACGGCCTCACCCTTTTTCAAGCCTTTCAACTGCCTTCTTGTCCTCTCCTCCTTCCTTGTCCCAGCACCGCAAAACCTCATGAGTGACTTATCCCTGTTTGAAACGATCAACCAAAACATCACTCCAGTAGACCCAATCTTTGTGACGTGTTTCCTTTCGCCCCAAGCGATAACCTTTGGTTTTCTAGCCTCCACCTCAAGCTCCCTCATTCTCATCCTTTCATTTAGCTCATTAAACTCCTTTTTCTCCTTCATTTCGGCTCCACAAAAAGGACATTCTAAATCGGGCCCCTCCACGACTTCAAGGCACTCGGGGCAAATCTGGGCCCTAGCCTCGGCTTCTCCGGTGCCTTCTTCCCTTTTCTTCTTGTCGTAAACCCTCGGCCGATTAGGCAGGCCGTTTCTAATGTAATTCCCGCAAAGGTCAACAATTAAGGCATCACTTTTCGCAGGCGACACCCTCAATCCACGGCCACAAATCTGAACATGCAGGGCGGTGCTATTTGTTGGACGGGCAACAATCAAAGCATCCACCTCAGGGCAATCAAAGCCAACAGTGAGTTGACCAACATTCACCAAAATTCTAGCCCTGCCCTCCTTGAACTCATCAACCCTTCTTCTCCATTCATCTTTCTTAAGTTTAGAATGAACAGCTTTGCACCCCAAGCTCTCAGCCAAGGCCTCAGCATGTTCAATCGTGACGGCAAAAACCATGACTCTCTCCCTGTCTTCACAATGGTCCTTGATGGCCTCTGATACACTCCCCATATGGCGGTCCTCCCTCATTAGGTTACTCAACTGCCCTTCGTGAAATTCACCAGCAACCATCTTAACCCCAGAAAGATCAGGCTCCTCGGCCAACTTGTACCGAAAACGGGACAAGTAACCAAGGGCAATCATCTGGTCGATGGTTGTCGTGAAGCATGGCTCAGGCCAAATTTTCCCCTCACCATAAATCCAACCCTTTGAATTATAAGGGGTTCCAGTAACACCAAGCACTCTAAGCCTTGGGTTCTTGCTTTTTAGATAATCAATAATCTTCTGATATTGCGGGCCCCAAAGGTGGCATTCATCACAAATCACCAAGTTTACCGAGCCAAAATCCTCAAGGTTTCGCTCTACAGTTTGCCGAGTTCCCACAACAATATCAGCCATCTCCTTTCTGTTGCCCATGTAGACGCCCAAGGATAGGTCAGGAGCGACCTTCAACATCTTATCAATGGTTTGGGTCACCAATTCCTGTAGATGCGCCAGAAACAGGCATTTTGCCCCGTATTTGGAAAATGAGTGATTTATCAGCCCAGATGAAAGAATTGTCTTCCCGAAGGCTACAGGCGCTTGAACCAAGTGATAGGTGCCACCACCACGGAAAGATTCAACAATTTCATCTAGGGCTTTTTGCTGAATTGGTCTTAGTTGCATTGTTGCTTCCCTGAGGCGAATGGAAGTTTCCTTTTATATTTATACACTATATCTCCTCTTTTTCTTCTTCTTTTTTTTTAGTAGTAGTAAGTAAGTAAAAAAGAAAAAAAAAGCAACAATAGAAAAAAGCCCAATGACTGCATGGAAAATTGGCGTTGCAAAAACATTAAATTTTTTGCTCAGTTGCAGAAAGTTCCGCAACCTCAAAGGAGTCGCCTGTCTTTTGGGTTGCAAAAAACAAGCCTCGCTTGACCTTGTTGCCGATACGGAAGGCTTCATGATACTGAAAATGCTTCATGCCGAAGTAGTCTTCCTTGGTTTTGAATTGAGCGCAAAAAGCCTTTAGCCTACCCTCATCAAAAACCCGAAAAAGCTCTTTAAAGAATCTCTTGGGGCTGGTGATAAAATAGAGGTCATCATCAAATCTTTCCATGAAGTCTGCAAAATTACATCCACCAACAGGCTTAGCCCAAGCCATCCCCAACAAATCAATTAAATGTTCAACGGCAACCTGCTCAAGATCCATGGGGGCCTCTTCCTTCTTGCTGTATTTGCTCACAAAACCTTTAAAATGATCCTCGCAAGCCTTACCGACATCACCAGTTGAAGACCACTCCATAAGCTTGTTGGCTAGGCGGTTAAGTATCCACTTTTCCCACATCTTTTGGCTCTTCACCTTTTCAATATGATGGTGGTCTAGTCGCTTTGGCTCAGGGGATATATAGACAACCCGCTCCCTTATCTGTGGGTCAATGCCACGCTCCAAGTCCTCTATTCCGTTGGCGCTGGCCAGAATCCTCATCCCAAGTTTGACTCTAGCGATGCCACCATAAAGCCTTTTATATTCTGGGTCGTTCACCTTGTATTCAGATGGGAATGAATCGGCCTCATCAATAAAAAGAAAGAGCGGTTTAAGGAAGTCGTCAGGGCTATTACCCCTGAACTCTTCAACCTTGTATTTCTTGGTGAATGTTCGGCTCAATGATTCTGGCCCAAAAAAGAAGGTCTTGCCGTAGCTGGTGGCACACTTGAAATAGACAAAGGCTTTCTTGGACTCGCAAAACTTACGGGCCAAAGATGCCTCCACCACATCAATCACCTCTTTGTATTCCTCTTGGATGTAGTCGATGAAATCTTGGTCAATCTCAATCTCATCCAACTCAGCAAGCCTTGACTCAATACACTTTTCGGCAGAGACAAACTTTTTTATAACAAGTGAGCCATCACCGCCTAAAAATTCTTTGATGTGGCTTCGACCACATGGCATTGACTCAGCGGCAACCTCGCCAACAACTTTCTCTCGGTGGATAAAATCAAGGTTCTTTTGCTTTTCAGAGTCAATATCATCCGAAGCCATCTTCACAAGGAGCGTCACCTCTTGCTGGGTGGTGGAGTAGTATTTGTCTCCCTGCGCCGATAGGGCTAGTTTAAAATAGGACTTTCCATCATACCTAACAGACTCAAGGTCTTTTTGGGCATCCTCAACCTTTTGCTTATCCTCATCGCTTTTAATCCCCTTAACCACGCTATCCATAAATTTCTTGGTTATCTGAAACAAGTCATTGATTCTGTTTTTCAAAAACTCAAATTCATGGGGCGGGTACTGGGCCAAGTATTCACGGCGATCCATGATGTATCTCTCTTGGGCCTCCTTGTCCTCAAGGTCAGCAAGCTGGTCCATAAAAGACTTTGGTTCCAATGCGATAATCTGCTTGGCTGTAGACTCAAGGCCGATGTCGTTGAAATCACTATTTGACTCCCTCGGCCAAACAGCAGGACAGTGATAGATTGACGCTAACTCCTTGGCCTTCGTGACGCCGGGGTTGCCGGGTGTCTGGTCATCATTATCACCACAAATTATCATCTTCTCTGTTCTAAAATGACGGGCAACTGGCCGAAGGTTTCCGCAATCAAAAGCCACGATAACAGTCCAGCCCGTGGCTTCATGGACAGTAGCACCAGTGGCGTAGCCCTCACATAAAGCGTAGACATCCGATCCTTCAATGGTGTGAAAGGACGCTTTCTTCGATGAACCCTTCACCATCATTTTCTTGCCACCTTCAAAGATTCTTTGAATGCCACTTAGCTCACCTTCCTTGTCTCGCATGGGGACAAGCAATTCTACCCCAGATGGCCCGACAATACTTTTGAGTCCATGAGCCTTAACCTTCTTGGCGTCTAAGTAGGGGTGAGTGTGACAGTCTTCGGCCTGATCCCACAAGGACAGGTCTGGAGTAAATTGCGACTCAACTTTAATTTTGGACTCTTCAATCTTCCTCTTTAGGATATACTTCTGGGCGTCAGAGATATTCTCTGAATGTTCCTTTACGCTGGTGACCCTATGGTACTCATACCCGTGGCACCACTTCCCATAGAATCCTGCTACCTTATCCGTTCCAACTAACGAAAATAGCTGATAGAACCCATCCCTATTTCGCCCCTCGCCAAACTTCACCCGCTTAATGTGAGCTGTATCTATATCGGTGTATTGAATCTGGAGCCCGAAGTCCTGCATCTGGGACAGGGCCTCATCTCTAGTTGCTACAGAAATTTCTTTCACTTAACTTTTCTCCCATCAAGAACCCACATGCCACGCCCACTACCACTTAATTTCCTTGCCCCGTATTTAGATGGATTCTGTTTCACCCTGCGATATAAGGTGTCATGCCTGATCCCTAGCTTCTTAGATGCTTCCAGTATTGTCATTTTATCTCCGTAAAAATGGCCCACTATTCTAAAGGGGCGTATTCGTTCGCAAGTCAGACTTTCCGATTGAACGGAAATTGATAGAAAGTAAGGCTTGCGTCTTTGGGGCCCGTTACATAATAAATTACATGTTCAACGGAGACAACAACAACGGAGCCCAAAACATGGACCAAGCCTTTAAACAAACATGGGGAAAACTTAAAGCCCCCCAACTGGCCAAAGAAATAGTTGAAGCTGAAAAGCTCAACGACCTTTCAAAGGTTCTTAGATTAAACAACTATGCTTTTAAGTATGGTTTCCATGGCCTACTTAGGGCTGAATATCACAAACTAGCAACCAAGGTCGGGGCGTAAGCCCCACCTTTCAACCAAGGAGACGAGGCAATGTGGTTCGAAATCGGCTACCAACACAAACGACAGCTAACCTTCCAAGTGACACGCGAGGAAGCAATTTTAACCGCCCGCTCCATGTGGGGTGGGTGTGACTGGGTTCAACCTAAAGGGGGCCTAAAAATAAAACTTGCACCATCGGGCCCCACTATACAATAATGAAACCAACAGCTTTTTCGGGAGACAAAATGAAGCTTAAGGACATCGACCCGCTTATCGGGCACACTGTTGACTATTATGGAGAAGATCACCGGATTGTATCCATGACAGTTCGACGAGGGCGTAAGCTCTACATCGGCCACAAGCTAGGCCACTTTCACACTTACTTTCTTGACCCCGCCAAGGTTCAAGTTCTTAACCCGTCTTTTAATTAGAAAGGAGACAAATTATGGCACTATATTCTGGAAACACAGCCACCGAGGCTAAATCTGGAGGGAGCTACGAGCCCGGCGCTCATAAGTTCCGAATCACCGAGGCCAGCATGAACGACTGGGGTGGCCTCAATTACAAGTTCGAGACCAAGGACGCAGAGGGCAACGAGGGCCCAAACTGCTACGACACTCTGAACTTCAACTCACAATCTGACGCCGTTAAGGCTGAGATTGACCGCAGGCTCACGACCATGCTTGGGAAGGTTAGCATTGACCGCCCTGAAGAATTGGTTGGAAAGGTTGGGTATGTTATGCTTCGCAAGGGCTGGAAGGGCTACCTTGAGCCTATGCCTTTCGGCGGTTACTTCGGCGAGAATAAGCTTTCGGCCACTGGTAACGCCGACAGCTTTGCAACTGCTGAACAGCAAGCCAAAGACTACGACTGGAAACAGGACAGTTATGCTGTGAAGAAGTACGAAGCCAGCCAAGGGCATCTATCGCAGGTTGATTCTGACGACTCAGATCCCTTTTAGTTTTAACCGGGGGGCCCTTCGGGGCTCCCCATATTTATCCATAAACAAACATAAGGAGACATAAATGGCTGAACCAATTTTAATCATCGGAGCATCAGGCTCCGGTAAGACCTACGCTTGCAGGAACTTCCCACCAGAGAAAACCCTGCTAATCAGTGTAGACGGCAAGCGCCCACCATTCCCACTTAAAGGCTGGGGAACAATGACCGCTGAGAATGTGAAGGGATCTTTCTACATCCCCAAACGAGAGAACCCTTACGCCACGCTTAAGAAAGCCACTAAGACAGCGGTAGAGAACGGCAAGAAAATTATCATTGTTGACGATAGCCAGTTCCTCATGGCTAATGAGTTTTTCGCTAGGGCCCATGAAAAGGGTTACGAAAAGTTCACCGAACTTGGGCAGAAGTTCTGGACCTTAATCGACTTCATGCGAGACCTACCCGATGACGTTACAGTTTACTTCCTGCACCATACGGAGCTGGACACCCTTGGGGATGTTAAGGTTAAGACCATCGGCAAGATGCTGGACGAGAAGGGTAGCGTTGAAGGGCGCTTCACTGTTTGCCTGCTGGCTGTTAAAGAGGATAACGCCCACGTTATCAAGGGTTCACTGGACAATAACTCAATCGTTAAGAGCCCCCCAGACATGTTTCCGCAGGAACCTATTGAGGGCGACTTGGCATTGATTGACACTTGGGCCCGTGAGTATTGGGGGATGGCATGAGCGACCAAGAATACTTTGCCCACCCCTACTTAAATAATTCTAACCTTAAGAACTTCGCCGGGCCCGAGCATAAATACTCGAAACGGCAAGCGCTCTATAAGTTACAAAATCCGTTTAAGCCGACACCCTCAACACTCCAAGGGGACTTGGTGCATGAGGCTATGGAGTTTGGTTACATCAAAACGAAACCAGCTCCTTACACCGAGTTCAGGACCAACGAAGCTAAGGCATGGAAGGCTCAACAAGACGGGAAAATCTACACCCAGAAGATGATTGATAAAGCCAAAGCCATGATTGAAAGTGTTAAAATCTCAGCCCCAGACGTTTGGGATTTAGCCCGGTCGAGCCTTGGCCTTCGAGAGCGCGAAGTCTACAACGATAAGACTAAGACAAAATGCAAAGACGACCTTTTTATCAACGGGGTTATCTGGGACTGGAAAAGCGCCGCAGACGTTACGCCATACGGCATCAGGAAGGCCATAGATAATCTCTGTTACGATATGGCGCAGTGTCATTACCTAATGACGGACACGGACGCTCATGATTTCTGGTGGCTGTTTATCCAGAATGAAGCCCCGTATGAAGTCGTCAAAGTACCCGGCAAGCCAGTCTTAGAGCGCGGTAAGTTTAAATGGCTTCAGGCCCATGAACGCTACCAAAGGCGTATGGATGAAGTCTTGGAAGCCACAACAGTTAGCCCAGATTGGGATCAACCACAACCACAACAAGAAGAAGAGGAGGACGTAGAGCTATGAAAAGACGAAACGAAGTTGCCGCCCTGCATAAGATAGGGTTCAGAGTCACACCAAAGGAGCGTAAGCATATCCAAGAGATGGCCAAGAAGGCTAATGAAACGATGGCGAATTATTGCCGCGCTAAAGCTCTGGAGTCAAACTCTTGAGGCCGACCTATGAAACTGCCAGCGACAGAAGCAAGCAGGATCATGTCAAGGTGGTGCTAGAGGAGGCGTGGAAGGTGCGTCTCCTCCCTACCCCGCCTAAGCACGTATTTGACTTCGTAATGCTTCGAGGCGTAATGGTTAAAGGTTTCATCGAGTACAAGCGAAGGAAAGGCTTCTTTGGTTGCTACCCAGACACCATCTTAAGCGCCAAGAAGCTTACCGGGGTAAATGCCTTCGCTCCCATTCCTGCCTACTTCGTTGTTCAATGGGATGACCAGATGGTTTATACCAAGCTGAGGCCGGAGATGTGGCAAGCTTCTGAGTGGGGAGGCCGTACCCTTAAAATGCGAGACTCCCAAGATATCGAGGTGATAGCCAAGATTGAAAATAAAGAGTTTGCTAATATCGGGGCCCGCTTATAATTCGGTCCATATTGGTTAAACGGAGACAAGATGAACCAACACCAACAAGCTCTGCTAGAATTTCTGGCCTACTGGTGCCTTATGGGTGCCGTGCTTATGCCCGTCTACATGATGAGGCATAAGATTAAACGTGAAAGACAATGGAGGAAAATCAAATGAATCACGAAAACTTTAATGGACTGCTTGCAGAAATCCAAGCTGACCAGATGCGTGTGATGGCATCCAAGAATGGGGAGTATGCTCCCGGCGATGACAAGCTGGCCAATTTCAAAAAGGGAGCCAAGGCTCTTGGGGTATCCCCGGAACAATGCCTATGGGGCTACTGCATGAAGCACATCATAAGTATTCAAGATATTATAAACGGAGACGCTGGGTATACGCCAGATATACTTAGGGAAAAGTGTGGAGATGTAAGAAACTACACAGTTTTACTTGAGGCCATCATGGAGGAGCGCCACACATGAATTACCCAGAAAAGATAAAACAGCTTAAGCATGAGAAGCGTATTATGCGACAAAAACTACAGGAAAAACAAAGAACAATCGAAAACCTACAAAAACAACTTAAAAGGACAGAAGAAAAATGAGTACATACTTTAAATGTGAATACTGCCACGAAATCATTGAGGAGGGTGAGATAGGCCAGCAAACGATCAGGGGGCGAACAGACGGCTATGGGCTAAAGCTTGAGCCCGATGACGTTTCTATGGTTTGCCCAAAATGTGGCCGAGTTCACGATGAATTCACCGAGATGGATAATGAAGAATGGTATGAGCATTACCAGACTATTATGGAGTCTTACAACGAACTGAAGCAAGAGCATAAGAACTTGAAGCTTGAGCTTTATGAACAGGAAAGGGGGGAAGCGTGAAAAAATATCAGTTAATAAGGAGAAATAAATGAAAAACTTGGATATTGAAGAATGGGTAATTTTCGCATTAGGCACATCCCTTACAGGATTTATATTGCTTATTATCTATACAATCCACTTAGATGCCGTAGAACCTAAAGTTATCGAGTATGAGTACGGCACTAATGAGATGCACGTACAGGGAGACCTTGATAGAATCAGAGGGGAGTACCCTAAGTGGAGAGTGTCGGGTGAGTACATGAGGGCGCACGGCGACGGAGCGATAAGAACCTACGTCTTGAGGATAGACTAATGACCGAACAGGAAGCAGTAAAAGTATTTGCAAGCATCGAAAGCGAGACAGGGTTAAAAGCATTTGAGACCTACATGGATCTTCGATGGGCTGAGTTCTATGCCGATATAGGCCTCAAAGTAATGGACGGAATTTTAGTACTTTGCTTTATGGTGGCGTTAGCTTTAGGGTTTAGGGTTCTGATAAAGGAGACCAATAAATGACCTACGCTCTAACAGCCTATTATTTATTTTCGGTCGTGCTATTGGTACTGGCCGTACTTGAAGCAACAAAGGAGAAGCTATGAAGCTATGGGAAGCACTGAAAGCCCTTGGAGATGCTGAGAAGTTTTGATTTTAAGGAACTTAAAGACGCCAGAGAGCGAAGGGGGATTTATGAGTGATCGCTTTGAGAAACGTATGTTGAATGGGGAGGAAGTAATGAACCCCTATAGAAACGAATGTAGCAGTGAGTATAAGATTGAAACACTGAGGCATGAACAGAAGGAGGTCATTCATTGCTTGCTTTGGGCAGAGGACGAGAATAAGAAACTCAAGGCCGAGATCGAGAGGGCTAATACTGAATGGAATAGTATGCTCACCTTTGCTTTGTCACTTGATAGCTGTGAAGTTAAAGATTTCCTTTCTATGTGGAATGAAGGATGCTTCCCAGAGATTGAACAGTATTGGCCAGAATGGAAAGCCCAGAGCGAGGGAGTGGAAGGATGAGTAGTGATTTTGAGGTAATAACCATTGTAACTATTTGGTTCGCTGTAGGAATAATGATAGGGAGGAGATTGTGAGTAAATCTTGTGGATTTCACGAGGAGTATGTCGAAGATTGCACATACTGCCACTTAGAGAATGAGCCAGACTGGAAATCTATGTTCAAAGATCGTCAAGAGCGTGTTAATGGACTCGAAGAGGCTATTGAGTCTCTGAGAGAAGATAAACAAGTTCTTATGAAGCGGATTGAACTTCTCGGTAAAGCTGATGTTGAACTCGAAGAGGCGAGGGCCGAGGTCGAGAGGCTGAGAATGGTAGCGACTGACGCTACAGACTGGAAGGAAGAGGATCAAATAGGACTCTTGACGTTCGGCTACGAAGAGGGCTATCAGCATGGAACCCAACTAGCACCAACCATGGGACCGAAGATACTACTTGAAACGTGGAAAGCCCAACAAGGCGAGGGGGAAGCTTCCACAACAACTAACAACAAGGAGACAAAATGAAGAAATTTACCAAAGAAGAGCTTAAGGCCATTTGTGACCGACATCTGAAATGGTTGAAATCGGAGGATGGGGGAAAAGAGCCGATTTGCGGTATGCCAATTTGGAGTTTGCCGATTTGCGGTTTGCCAATTTGCGGTATACCAAGTCGGGTTCAGTTTGCCGTATGGATTTTGGCGGTTGGTCAATATGTATTAGAGAGGACAAGACATCTATTAGTTGCCAGACGAAGGGAAATGACTTTTGGTTGAGAGCTAAACCAAAAGACGTTGCCTGTATGGATGAGGATGCAAAGGGTTGGTGG